AGCGCCGAAATACCCCCGAGAAAAAAACGGGTCAGAAAAAACACAGGAAAAATAACAGCGCGCGGGACACGGACGCGAATCGCGGAGGCGAAACGCGGGCGGATCGCGCGGACATGGAGGCAAAAGCGTGAACATGAGCAGCCGGCTGGAGGTCCGGAAGATCTCCGAGCTGATCCCCTACGCGAACAACGCCAGGGTCCACTCCCCCGCTCAGATCGAGCAACTGAGGCGCTCGCTGCGAGAGTTCGGCTTCGTCTCCCCGGTGCTGATCGACAGCCAGGGGAACGTCATTGCCGGCCACGGCCGGCTGGAGGCCGCGAAGGCCGAGGGCATCAAAGAGGCGCCATGCGTCCTGGTGGAGCATCTGACCGACGCACAGCGCCGCGCCTACATTCTGGCTGACAACCGGCTTTCAGAGCTTTCCACCTGGGACGAGGCCGTCCGGGACGCGGAGTTGCTGAAGCTCCGGGACGAAGGCGTCCAGATCTCCCTGCTGGGCTTTGAAGACGGCGGAATCGCGCTCGGCGACGAAGCCGAGGATGCGGAACAGTATGACGTTCACGAGGACGACTTCGACGAAGAGCCGCCGGAAACGCCGTTTACGCATCCGGGCCAAGTGTGGCAGCTCGGACGCCACCGGCTGGTGTGCGGGGATTCAACGTCCCCCCCCCCAGATGCAGCTGTGCGTGGGCGAAGGACAGAAAGCCGACATGGTATTCACGGACCCGCCTTACGGAGTCGCCATCGGGGACAAGAACAAAGCCCTGGACGAGGTGGGGGGAAAAAGCGGGCGATGCAAAGAGAACATCGCAGGAGACACGCTACCGGAGAAAGAGCTCTTCGAGCTTCTTAAAACCGCGTTCATCAACGTCCGCGCGGTCACCGCCGAAGACGCCTGCTATTACGTCACCAGCCCGCAAGGCGGCGGTCTGGGGATGATGATGATGATGATGATGATGAGCGAGGCCGGACTTCCGGTCCGTCACGTTCTGATCTGGCGCAAGGACCAGCCGACCTTCTCCATCGGGAGAATGGATTATGACTATCAGCACGAGCCGATCCTCTACACATGGACCAGCTCGCATCACAATTTTCGTAAAGGAAAATATCGCAGCTCGATCTGGGACTTTCCAAAGCCCAGAGCAAACAGGATACATCCCACGATGAAGCCGGTGGAGCTGGTGGCCAACGCGATCCTGGACGGCACCGAGCCCGGCATGACGGTCCTCGACCCCTTCGGCGGCAGCGGAACGACGCTGATCGCCTGCGAGCAGACCGGACGCTGCTGCAGGATGATGGAGCTCGACCCTAAGTATTGCGACGTCATCATTCGGCGCTGGGAGGCGCTGACCGGGGAGAAGGCGGTGCTTGTCAGTGAGTAAGACGGCACCGGAGGCGCCGGGGTATCTTGAGGCCGCGCTGAAGGAGCGCTTTGAGGCGCTGGCGCCGGATCTGGCGGCCATGGGGACGCTGACGGCGCTGGACGCGGACGCGCTGGCGCGTTACGTCGTTTCGGAACATGAGTATCTTCGCGTTTCGCGGCTGACCATGCAGGCCATCGCCCGCGGGGACAGCGCGGAGGCCGATAAGTGGGCCAGCTGCCAGGACCGCCTTCTAAAGCAGTGCATGGCAGCCGGCGCGGAGTTCGGGCTGACGCCCAGCTCCAGACGGGCGCGGGGGCTGATCGCGCCGAGGTGAGAACATGACGAAGGAAGACAAATACCGAGAGGAGATGCTGGCGCTGGGGACGTGGAACACTGCGTTCATCCCCACAGTGCACGACCTATGCGTGCTGGAGCGGGAAGTCTCCCGCGCACGGGCGGCCTGGAAGCGCACGGCACCGCCGGGACAGGCCCCCTCCCCTCTTGATCCGCATTATGCAATGATCCGCGCCATGAGCAAGGACATCGTGACGCTGCGAGAAATCTTAGGACTGACGCCCAGATCGCTGCGGCGGATCAAGGGCTTCGACACCGCCGAGGGCACAAACGAGAAAACGCCGGCGCTGACGATCCTGGACGAGGTCCGGAGCAGATACGCATGATAGGCAGCCAGACGCCGCGGATCTCTGTCGAGCCGCCCAGATTCTCCACCGACGGCGGCGGCGCGGCAATGCTTATGTCGGCTTACAGCTTTCCTCCCGACCCCTGGCAAAGGTCAATCCTTGACTGCTGGCTTGGCCGAGACGAAGCCGGGCAATACAGCGTAACCAGCGCTGGACTGGCTTGCCCTCGCCAAAACGGGAAAAACGGATGCCTTGAAGGGAGAGAGCTTTTTGGACTTTCGGTCAAGTCGGAAAAAATTTTGCACACGGCACATCAAACTGCGACCGTCAAGAAGTCTTTCCGCCGGCTGGAATCAATCTTCACAGATCGTCGGCATCCGGAGCTCTACGCCATTGTAAAGGACATCCGCTATACGAACGGAGAGGAGGCCATTTACCTCACAAACGGCGGCGGTATTGAATACTCCACGCGGACGCGGCAGCGCGCCCGAGGATTCGACGGTGTATCGCTTGTTGTTTTCGATGAGGCGCAGGAGCTGACGGACGACCAGGTCGACGCCATCATGGCGACGCTGGCCGCCAGCACGACGGGGACCCGGCAGCTGATCTACACAGGGACCCCTCCCTACCCCGGCGCCCCGGGCATGGTGTTCCGTCGCCGGCGGGCGGCCTGCCTCGCCAATCCAGGCGCTCACGACGCCTGGCATGAGTGGAGCGTGGAGGCCAAAGCGGTGGAGGACATCAAGCTGGACGACGTGGCTTTGTGGTATGCGGTTAATCCGGCGCTAGGAATCCGACTGACGGAGGCGTTCACGGCGGAGGAGCTTTCGACGCAGAGCCCGGACGGCTTCGCCCGGGAGCGGCTCGGCTGGTGGAGCCCGGTGCTGACGCGCGAGGCGGACTACGCCATCGACGCGGCCGCCTGGGACGCCTGCCGCAGTGAGACACCGAAGCCGGAAGGAAAGACCGCCTACGGCGTGAAATTCAGCGCGGACGGCGCGGAGGTCTGCCTCTGCGGCGCCGTCATCCCGCCGGCCGGGCCGGCCCGCGTCTCCATGATCGAGCGCAGACCAACCGGGCGCGGGATCGCGTGGCTCGCCGAATGGATCAACGAGCGGAGCAAGGCGGCCAGCTGCGTCGTCATCGACGGGCGCAACGGCGCGGACCTGCTCGTGGAGGATATCAAGGAGACCTGGAAAGCGAAGGGCGCCGTGATCCGGCCCAGCTCCCGGGACATGATCGCGGCAGTCAGCACGCTCACGAACGCCGTGAACGAGCAGACGGTGACATGGTTTTCCGGACAGCCGGCGCTGCGGGAGAGCGCCGTCACGAGCGTCAAGCGGCCCATCGGCGGCGGCTGGGGCTTCGGCGGCGAGAACAGCATCCCCATCGAGGCCGCGGCGCTCGCGCTCTGGGGCGCGAAGACGAGCAGACGGGATCCGACGCGGAAGATGCGGATCGGATAGGAAGGAGACTTGATAAATGGCGCTGAAAATAGACCCGTCGAGCATCGGCGGGCTGAACGATCAGGAACGGAGGCGGCTGCATGAGCTGCTGAAGGTCTATCACAGCCACCTGTCGAAAAACACGGAAAAGAACAAATACTACGAGGGCAGGATCTCCCTCGGCGAGGTCAACCTCGGCATCGCGCTCCCGCAGGGGATGCGCGGGCTGGAGATCGGCTGCGCCTGGGGGGCGAAATGCGTGGACGTCCTCGCGGCCCGCAGCATGTTCGACGGCTTCGTCGGCGTCCAGGGCGAGCCGGTCGAGGCGCTGGAGCGCATCGTCGCGGAAAACCGCCTGGTCGAGCAGTACGGCCCGGCGACGCGGGACGAGCTGAAGCTCGGCTGCACCTTCGCGACGCTGAGCGCCGATCCGGAGATCGGCTGCAAGATCCGCTTCCACTCCCCGGCCACCGCCGCGGGGCTCTGGAACGGCGCGAAGGGCCGGATCGACTGCGGCTTCGCGATCATCGACACGGCGCCGGACGAGTACAAGTCCGAGGAGTGGAGCCCGTCGGTCATCAACTTCTACACCGACGACGCGGTCATCGTCCTGCGGCGCAGCGGGAGCAGCTGGACCGCGGAGCGCTTCGTCAACAAGATGGGGCGTCCCCTGATCGAGCCGCTGATCTGGAACGCGACGAGCGACAAGCCCTTCGGCAGGTCCCGGATCAAGGAGCCGATCCGCCGGCTGATCCAGGGCTACGTCCGGACGATCGCGAACGCGACGATCGGCCTGGAGTTTGCAACGAGCCCGCAGAAATACCTGCTCGGCGTCACGGACGAACAGTATGACGCGCTGATCAATCAGAAGTTCAAGCAGTACGTCGGCAGCATCCTGGCGTCGACGACGAACCCGGAGACCGGCGAGAAGCCGACCTTCGGGCAGCTGACGCAGGGCAACATCTCCCCGCACGTCGAGATGGTCCGGATC